CTGCCGCTGAGACGCAGCGCTGGGAGATCGTCACCTACGCCATCGACGAGAAGGCGACGGACGGCGAGTGGGTCAAGTTCCTGCCGGTAGCCGAGGGCTACGCGAACGGCGTGGTCGAGGAGTTGCGGATCAAGTACCCGCTGCGCGAGTTCCGACTGCGCCGCATGACGACCATCGCGGAAGTGATCGAGCATGTCTGACCGCATGACTTCTGCCGCGACTGTCGAGCGGCACGGCCATGCATGGAACGCCCAGCACTGCTCGACCTGCGGGGCAACGCTGGTCGGCTGTCACGGCTGCTGCGAGCTTCGTTGTCTGACGTGCAATCCGTACACGGATTACGAGCGGCTGAATCGGTGTTGCACGGTTGTTAGTTCCGGCGCAGGCACGCCGGGCGGTGAGCAACGTCGCGGACACGACGAGGCCGTGGGTGCTGTCACACCTGCGGCCCGCTCCCGCACGCCTTCTGCCGCGACCACACTCGAGCGGCTTCGCCGGATGACGCCTGAACAGTTGGACGCAGCCCGGATCTGTCGGGGTTGTTGGGAGCATTACGGCGTCTGCGTCTGCGATGAGCGTCGAGTGCGCGCTAAGCCTGTCTGTCCTAACTGTCATGGCACCGGCGTAACCCGGTTCGGCGTCTGCACCTACTGCAACGGCACCGGCAAATGAGAGGCAAACGCGCCGGCACACAGCGAGAGCTCGCAGTCCGAAACCATCTACGAGACCGAGACTGGCTCGCATTCCGCGCACCCGCAAGCCTTGGTGTAGCCGACGTTGTAGCCCTCCGGGATGGGTCGCGGCCGCGGCTAATCGAAGTGAAATCGACTGCGCAAGGACCGTACGAAAGTTTCGGGCCTGCGGCACGCCATAAGCTGCGTCTTGCGGCTGAATTGGCTGGTGCTGATGCGTATCTGGCTTGGTGGCCGTCGCGTGGCGAGTTGCGGTGGATTCACTCGAGCGAATGGCCCGTCTTCCGCGACTCCGTCTTGCGCCAGTCAGGACTTACAGAGGCATGAACCGCCTCCTCGACGACTACGACCAGGCACGCCAACAGGCCCGCTACCCACACCCAGAACGCATCCTGGTTGCGATGCGACTCGCGCGCGACCTCGACACCTGCGTCGCACTCCTCCAAGGTGAACCAGTCGACCCAGACCGCCTAGACCCGGACGAAGTCCAACAGGCGAAACAACGCGAGCTCGTCCGGTTGGACTTCCACGCCATCGACCTCCTCGACGCCGCATGACCGATCTAATGCGTCTCGATCGTCTCGAATGGGCGTTACACATCGCCGTCGTGGTTGAGCGCAGACTTCGCGCAACCAATGACCCTGATGAAAGACAAAGTCTGCGCGCCCTTCGTGACTGGCACTTCGCCCAACTGCCCGATGACCAGATCAGGCACGGCGAAGAATGACCGACCTGTTCCCGCTCGAGCAGATCACCGCGGACAGTTGGACTCCGATCGACCTCAACCAGCTCCCCGACAAACCACCAGTCCAACCCGAGCTCGCCGACACGGGACTCATATATCCCGGCCTCCGCCACGTCTTCTCAGGACCACCCGAATCCGCCAAGACACTCGCCGCATACGCAGTCCTCATTCAGAACGCCCGCCACGACCAGCTGGGCGTCCTCATTGATTTCGAGATGGGTCCATACGACGCCCGCCGCCGGCTCATAGAGCTCGGCGCCACACCAGCCGAACTGACACGCCTCCTCTACATCCATCCGAACGACCCGGCCACCGTCAGCCGAATGCTCGAACTCGTCGGCTACAACCCAACCCTGATCGTGATCGACGCCGCAGTCGGCGCCTTCGAACTACAAGGACTCGACGACAACAAACGCGGCGAAGTGCAACGCCTCACCAGCCTCTTCATCGGCATCTTCTGGGAACACAAGATCGCCACCATCCTCATCGACCACGTCGTCAAAAACGCCGAACAGCGTGGCCGCTTCCAGATCGGCTCCGAACGGAAACTCGGCGGCACCGACGTCCACATCGGGTTCGACACCATCAAACCGATCTCGCGTGGCACCACAGGCCACTACAAGTTGATCGTCCACAAAGACCGCGGCGGCTACCACAAACGCGGCCACCTCGCCGACTTCAAACTCGACAGCGACCCCGACACACACATGATCACATGGGCAGTCACCGACCCCGAACCAACCACGGGCGAAGGCGGCTACTTCCGCCCCACACACCTCATGGAAAAAGTCTCGATCAACCTCGAGACGCGCAGCGAACCAGTAGGACGCAACGAAGTAGCAGCCGACCTCGGCGGCACCAAAGACTACGTCCTCAAAGCCATCACAGCACTCGTCATCGAAGGGTTCGCCGACGAAACCGCCGGCCCGAACCGCTCCAAACTCCTCACCTCCAACAGCCGCTACCGCGAAGCCGAAGACACGCCACCCGACACCAGTAGTCCGGTGGTTCGGGAGTGGTTCACAAGTAGTTCGGCGAACCACAGTGTGAGTGGTGGTTCGGTGGTTCGTCCCCCTTACGGGGACGACACCACCCGACCACCCACTCAAGAACCACATGAACCACTCGGGTGGTTCGGCAACAACGGCACCCTGCTCGACGCCTACTACGACGAGATCGCACCCGATCCAGAGGACGACTAATGGCGACCTTCGCCCGCGGCCACTGGCAACACAAAACCGACACACGCAACGCCGCCGTCCGCCGAAGCATCTCACGCGAAAGCAGCCAAACCACGAACGGCAAAGTCACCTACACATTCGACCCCTCAAACGCCATCATCCTCCGCGGCATCCCAGCCATCGGCCCCAACGTCGCCGGCGCCATCAGAGGCACAAACCCCGGCAACATCCGATTCGACTAGGTATCCTCATCCACCAAGCGGAAGACCACACCCGCCCCTCGGACCCCGCACGTCGGGAACCTCTAGCGCTAGCTATGCCCAACCGCCCACCGGCGGTTTTTTCATGCCCAAGAAACCATGACCCTCATAGCCTGCACTCAATGCGGTTCACCACTCCAGCGCACGCTGACCCACTGCCCACACTGCGGACACAGACGCTGGCACAACCTCAACCGCAGACAACGCGGCTACACCCACACCCACGACAAACTCCGCGCCCACTACCAGGCACTCCTACGACGCGGCGACCAGATCAACTGCGCCCGCTGCGGCCAACCAGTAAAGAGCGACGACCGGTGGCACCTCGACCACACCACCGACCGCCACTCATACCTCGGGCCAAGCCACGCCGTTTGCAACGAAGGCAAACTTCCGCTTGCACCGGGGGCAGGGGGTGACGCGAACACAACTGATGCGACTCGTCACCCAGCCATCGTTTTGGGAGAGAATCCTTGAGCGCGCAAGGAAACGGTCTCGCGGACTTCGCGGCGTTCTGCTCGCGGCTGAAGCTTGAGGATGGCTCGCCGTTCGAGCTCGAACCGTTCCAGTCAGTGATGCTCGAGGACTACTTCGCCGGCGTAACCGAAACGCTAATCCTGATTTCGAAGAAGAACGGGAAGTCGACGTTGCTGGCTGCGTTGGCGTTGCATCATCTGGTGACGACGGATAACGCGATGTGTCCGGTGGCGGCTGCGTCGCGTGAGCAGGCGATGTGGATTTTCGATCAGGCGCGTGGGTTTGTGCAGCGGTCGAGGGAGTTGCAGTCGCAGGTGCGCGTGTTGCGTGGTTATCGCGAGATTCGCCGCCGTTTGCCGAGTGAGCCTGACAACCCGAAGGAGATGTTCGGGCTGTTGAAGGTGCTCGCGGCCGACGAGGACACTGCTGACGGCGTGATTCCGACGTTGGGGCTGGTCGATGAGCTGCACCGGCACAAAAAGGCGGAACTCTATGCGGTGTTTGCGGATGGTTTGGGTCCGCGGAACGGCCAGATGATCACGATTTCGACGGCTGGATCGGCGATCGACTCGCCGTTGGGTCGTTTGCGGGCTAAGGCGCGTGAACTCGAGGGTGCGACGTCGGATCCGGAGACGAAATACACGTATGCGCGGTCAGGCGACGGCCAGTTCGCGCTTCACGAATGGTCGCTCGACGCAGAGGACGACGTCGAGGACATGGAGGTCGTGAAGTTGGCGAACCCGGCGTCATGGCAGACGGTTGAGGCGTTGCGGCGGCGTCATGATTCGCCGTCGACGACGCCTGGGCAGTGGCGTCGGTTCGCGTGCGGGATCTGGACTGAGGGTGACGAGACTTGGCTGCGTCCGGAGGCGTGGGACCGGTTGCGCGTCGCCGAGCTCCCCGACGATGAGATGGGGCGGTTCTGGGTTGGCGTCGATGTCGGTGTGAAGCACGACACGACCGCGGTCGTGACCGTCTCGGCTGGTGACGACGGCTCCGTGGTTGTCCGTCAATGCCGGATCTTGAAGCCGGGCTCGGGCGGCGAGTTGCCGTTGAAGGATGTCGAGGCTGCTATTCGCGAGGTATGCGAGAAATATGATGTTGAGGCGGTCGTGTTCGACCCGTGGACGTTCAGGCGTTCTGCCGAGATCCTGGCTGACGAGGGACTGCCGATGGTGGAGTTCCCTCAGTCGCCGGAGCGGATGTCTAATGCATCGGAGAACCTGTATCGGCTGATCGAGTCGGGCTCGTTGGTCCATGACGGCGATCCGGCGTTGCGGGCGCATGTGATGGGTGGGGCGACGAAGGCGACGGAACGGGGTTGGCGGTTGGTGAAGGATCCGCGGGCACCGCGGCCGATCGACGCGTTGATTGCGTTGGCGATGGCTGCGTTGCCGGCGTCGCAGAATCTGGTGGAGGAGCCGGCGTTCGCATGGGCGTGAGTCTGTGATGGCGACGGTGACAGACCGGGTGCTCGCGGCGTGCGGCGAGATCGAAGCGATCGCCTGGGCGGACTATCTCGAGGCGTGCCGGTCGGTGCATCCGTTGCGGTACGAAGAGGTCGAGACGTGGGCATGGGCCCGGTTGCAGCGCGAGTTGAAGGTGCTGAAGAAGCGTGAGTCGTGAATTGGTGTACCGCCCCAGCCGGGATGACGATGAGCCGCCGCCGACGTTGGGCGTGCGCGAACCCCGAAGGCCGAAGCCATCGAACCTGTCAGGGGGCGCCGCTGCCGACCCGGAGATTGACGCCTATCTCGAGGCCGAAGCTCTTGCAGAAAGTCCCCGCATAGTGATCAGCGTGAGGCAGAAGTGAGCGAGAAGCTGCTGATCCTGGTGGTCGCCGCACGGTTGACGCCGTTGCAGACGGACGTCCTGCTCGACACGGTGCTGCTGGAACGTGGGACTAGCGCGTTGGCGCCGGAGTACGGGGTGTCGGCGGCGGCGGTTTCCAGACGTTGATTCGGGCGCGCGACAAGATGCGGTCACAGTTCGACACGGCGGCGGCCGCGTGAATCTCCTACCGTGGCGCCGCGAAGAATCGCGCGCCGACCCGTCCATCTCGTTCCAGTCCTGGCTCGAACTCATGTCGAGCTTCAGCTACCAGGGCGTCTCGTATTCGCTGCCGAACGCGCAGCAGGAAGAGATCCGCGACTACACCGCACTCATCCGGTCCGCGTACAAGTCGTGCGGAGTCGTGTTCGCCGTCATGGATGTCAGGGCGAAGCTGTTCGCGGAGGCGGCGTTCCAGTGGCGGAACTCGTCGTCGACCAAGATGTTCGGCACACCGGAGCTCGCCATCCTTGAGAACCCGTGGCCTGGCGGCACGACAGGCGACCTCCTCTACCGCGTCCTCCAGATGGTCGACTTGGCTGGGAACGCTTTCATCGTCCGCCGCGGCAGCGGCCTCGCGCTGTTACGGCCGGACTGGACCGACATTGTGTCGGCGTCACCGAACACGGACGCTTCCGTCTGGGACATCGACGCGAAGGTGATCGGCTACCTGTACCACCCTCGAGGCCGCAACGTTGGTGGCGTGCCTCCCGTGACGCTATTGCCCGAGCAGGTGGCGCATTTCGCGCCCGTCTCCGACCCGGAGTCACGGTTCCGCGGCACAACCTGGTTGTGGCCCGTGATCCGTGAGGTGATGGCCGACAAGGCGGCGACACAGCACAAGCTTCAGTTTTTCGAGAACGGTGCGACGCCGAACGGGCTCGTCAAGTTCAACCTCGACTCGGTCGAGAAGATGAAGCCGTGGATCGAGCTGTTCCGCGAATCGCATGAGGGCGCCTCGAACGCATACAAGACACTGTTCCTGGGTGCCGGCACGGATTACACCGTCGTTGGGGCGAACCCGGAGCAGATCGACTTCAAAATCACGCAGGGCGGAGGCGAAACACGGATCGCCGCCGCTGCAGGCGTCCCTCCCGTCATTGTGGGCCTCTCTGAGGGCCTGCAAGCCGCGACCTATAGCAACTACTCGCAGGCGCGCCGCCGGTTCGCAGACGGCACGATGCGGCCTCTGTGGCGGAACCTGTGTGGGTCGCTCCAAGGGATCCTGAACGTCCCCAGCGGCGCGCACCTCTGGTATGACGATCGCGACATCCCCGCCCTGAAAGAAGACATTCAGGACAAGGCGCAGGAACGCCGCGAGAACGCGATCGCAGCGAACAACCTCGTCTCAGCCGGCTTCACGCGCGAGTCGATCATCCTCTACATCGCCAGCGACGACCCCACCGATCTCGTCCCGGACCCGGACGCAGGTACGAGCGTCCAGCTATTGAAGCCGCCCGCGGTCGACAACGTCACCCAGCCGGGTCTTGCGAAGGCGCTTCCGGTCGGCGCCGACAACGGCAACGGCAGCGAACCAGACACCTAGGAGGCTTAGCCGATGGATTCAGACAACCCAACTAGGGAGGTCGGTGCACGTCCGCCCCGCGACGATCTCGTCCGCGCGCTGCCGCCCCGCGAGCTCGAGCTGCGCGACGACGCCGACGGGCCACCCGTGATGAAGGGCTACTTCTCACGCTTCGGAGTCTGGAACGAGATCGACAGCGTGTTCGAGGGCCAGTTCATGGAACGAATCGCCCCGTCCGCATTCACGAAGACGTTCGAGGAGCGAACGCCGAAGGTGCTGTTCGAGCACGGCCAGGATCCCGAGCTCGGAAACAAGCCGCTCGGCGTCCCCGACGTCCTCGAGATTCGCCGCAAAGGCCCGTATTACGAGGTGCCGCTCTTCAAGGGCGTCCCCGACCTCGTCGTCTCAGGTTTGCGCGCCGGCAGCTACGGCGCCTCCTACCGGTTCAGCGTCCAACGGGAGAACTTCAACCGCGACGCGAAACCGTCCGAGTACAACCCGAAAGGGTTGCCGGAGCGGACGCTGCTCGAGGTTTCCGTGCCGGAGTTCGGGCCGGTCGTGTTCCCAGCCGATCCAGGCGCCTCGGCGTCGGTCCGTTCGCTGACTGACGAGTTCATGGCGCGCCGCCTGGTAGCTGGCGGCCTCACCGAGGAGATGCGCGACGAGCTGTTGCGCAGCCTCGAAGTCACACGCATGGACACCGAAGACTTGTCGACTCTCGCCCAGATGATCGATCTGGCAACCATGTACATCGCTGAGCAGGACGAACCCGCCGACCAGGCCAACGTGCCGGTCATGGAGGATGTCCTGCGAGCCCTCGCCAGCCTCGTCCCAGTAGAGGTTGCAGAAGACGAGGGAGCAGAACCCGACGACGAGACGTCGTCAACTGGAAGAAGCGCACCTCCTCCTGACGCCGCCCCTGAGGGCACCTCGGACCGGGACGCCGCGCACGTCATTCCACCGTGGCCGAAGACGCCACCTGACGTATGGGAGGGGCTATGGACCCCGTAAACCTCAACGAATACCGCTCCATTGAGGAGCTGCGCGAGGTCAGGAACGACCTCAGCGGCCGCCTCAAGGAGCTGGACGGCGAATCATCCGGGCTGCCGATGAGCGATGCGGCCCGTGACGAGTTCGCCGGTGTCACACGGACAATCGAGGATCTCGATGGTCGTGTGAAGGAGCTCGAGGCGCGCAAGAAGACGCTCGAGCGGTACGGCGACGAACCGGGCCGCAGCGAACGGCTCGACGACAGCTTCTTCCGCGAGCCGAAAGGCTCGGTGAAGGAGCGCGACATCTACGACCTGACGACCATCAGGAACAACCCGTACGAACCCGACCAGACCAGGGACGAGTACCGGGACCGGGCGATGCGGGCGATCGAGATCGCGAAGTTCCCGTACGTCGGCAAGCCCGGCCAGACCGTCAACCGGGAGGACTGCCAGGCACACGTCGAACGGCTGCTTGAGAAGACCCAGACGCCGCAGGGCGATCCGGGTGCGATGGCACGGCATCTCCTGATCACCGGCAGCCCGATCTACCGGCAGGCGTTCCGCAAAGCCTTGTCGGCGTCGATCGGTCTCGGCGGATCCGGGTTGTCGCGTGAGGAGCAGCGTGCACTTGGTCTCGGCGCAACCGTCGGCGGCCAGGCTGTCCCGTTCACGCTCGACCCGACCGTCATCCCGACGTCGAACTCGGTCGTCAACCCGACGCGTGCTCTCGGTAGGAACGAGACGCTTGTTGGGTCGAACACCTGGAACGGCATCTCGAGCGGCGCGATCGTCGCGGCGCGTGCAGGAGAGGCTGCGGTCGCTTCAGACAACAGCCCGACGATGCTCGCCCCGACCGCGACGGTCACCAAGGCGCAGGCGTTCGTGCCGTTCTCCGTCGAGATCGAGGAGGACTGGGTCGGCATGGAGAACGAGCTCGCCAGCCTCTTCCAGGACGCGAAAGACGACGAAGAGGGTGCCGCGTTCGTGACCGGGTCCGGTGCTGGTGTGAACCCGCAGGGGTTCGTCACCGGCGCAACCACGACGTTCGCAGCTCCGACCGGGCTGACGGTCACGGCGCTGTCGATGTACAACTTCGAGGCGACGCTACCGCCGAGGTTCCGGCCGAACGAATCGTTCGTCGCGAACCGCGGCATCTACAACGTCGTCCGCGGCATCGACACGGCCGGCGGTGCAGCGTTGTGGCTCTACATCTCGCAGGGTCTCGTCACGCAGGCTCCGACTCCCGGCAACACGGGGGCAACGCTGCTCGGACGGGGCGCCTGGGAGGCGTCCGCGATGCAGGCCACAGTCGTCAACGCGACCAAGATCATGGTCGTAGGCGACTTCAACTACTTCCTCATTCTCGACCGGATCGGGATGCATATCGAGCTGATCCCGTTCCTGTTCGGCGCCGGCCAGGGCAACTTGCCGGTAGGCCAGCGCGGCGTGTACGCCTGGTGGAGGAACACGTCCAAGGTCCTCTCGGCCTCCGCCTTCGTGGCGATGACCGGCACGACCTAGGAAGAAACGGGCCCAAGGGAGGCGGCTACGGCCGCTCCCCTTCGCCCGCCTGAAAGGAGACACAGCAAATGGGATTCTGGGGAATGAGTGGAGGCGGGGGCTTCTAAGCCCGTCCACCGAAAGGAGCACAGATGGCAGACGGAACAGTCAACAGTGGAGGCTCGTCGGCGCCAGGATCCGGCGGCAAACAGGTCAAGCCGATCCAGTCGACGTCGACGAACTATCGGCCGCAGACGAACACGGGCGGCACGTCCGCATACGCCGTCCCGGAGACACCATTGGCCGGAGGAGCGCCGACTGCGGCGCCTTCGCAGACGATCATCACGACCGGCCACGGCCCGACGCAGAAGGGTCTCGAGGGTCACGAAGGGCCTCCCGGCCAGGTGCCGCCTCCCGCGTCGCACGCGTCGACGAACGTGGTCGAGGGTGGCCCGTCGGTCGACTACAACACGCAACAGGGCGGCCGGCCGCAACCCGTCCAGATCGCGCAGCACAAGATCATCTACGGCGAACAGGACCAGCAGATGCAGGACCAGGCCAACGGGTGAGCAGTTACGGCGGTTTCGGCGGCCAGCAGCAGCAGCAGAAGAAGAACAAGGGACTCATTAAGGCGATCACGGGTGCGGCCACACATGGCGGTTTGATCCAGATTCTCTGTGTCGCTCACACGTTCCGAGACGAGGACCGCGTGACAATCACAGGTGTCGGCGGAACGGTTGAGGCGAACGCCGCCAACTGGCGTGTCGCGTTCATCGACGCTAATCATTTCGACCTCAAAGGCTCGACGTTCACGAACGTCTACACGTCCGGCGGCACAGCGAAACGAACCCAGGGATAGGAGACAAGATGGCGCGACAGACCGCGGAAATCTATGTTGCGAACCAGGCATTCGCGACAGTCGCCGACGGTGAACAGGTCTGGGTCAAGAAAGGCGACCGGGCCGAAAAGGGTGCATCGATCCTGAAGAGTCACGGCCAGTTCTTCGACCCGGAGACCGACGCAGACATCCGGTTTCACAAGAGGCCGACCGTTGAGAAGGCGACCGCAGCTCCCGGCGAGAAGCGAGGCGAAGCATGATCGGCCTCCTCCTTCGCGTTCTCGCGCTGATCCTGTTCCTGATCGGCGGCTTCAACGGCACACTGTTCGGCCAGGGCGAGCTTGACCTGATCTGTTTCGGTCTCGCCGCATGGGTGCTCGCATCCCTCCTCGACGGATATGGGCCGGCGATTCCTAGGAAGGCTGACGGCTGAATGGCGAATCCGGTCGGTTACGTCACCGCGACACAACTGAAAGCATCCCTGACGCTGACCGGCCAAACCTACGCCGACGCCGACATCACCGCCGCCTGCCTCGCCGCGTCCCGTGCCGTCGACGACACAACCGGCCGCCGCTTCTACCTCGACACCGACGCCAACCAGATCCGCTACTACACGCCCGAATCGCTCCGCAAACTCCCAATCGACGACCTCGTCGTGTTGACGAGCGTCACGATCGACCGCGGTGGCACCGGCAGTTTCACCGAGACATGGACGCAGGGCACAGACTTCGTCCTCGAGCCGCTGAACGCGGTCGCGGACTTCTGGCCGTTCGAGCAGATCACAATCCGGGCTCTCTCGGGCCGCTGGTTCCCCACCTACATCGAGCAGTCCGTGAAGGTGGTCGGCCAGTTCGGTTGGTCGCTCGTCCCGGATGACGTCTACGCGGCCACCGAAATCCTCGCTGCGAAACTCCTCCGACGGATCAGGGAGGCACCCTTTGGGATCGTCACCGTCGGCGTCGACGAAGGAGCCGCGATGCGGATCGCCCGCACCGACCCCGACGTCTCCAGCCTCCTCCAACGCTTCTACCGGCACCGGCCACTCGTCTGAATGACCGCGACCCTGACAACCATCCGCCAAGCATTGGCGGCCAACCTCTCCACCCTCACAGGCATCCAGGTCAGCGCCTACATGCTCGCCCAGCCGACACCCCCGACGATCCACCTCTACCCCGCACAGATCACCTACGACCTCGCCGCAGCGCGCGGCCTCGACCAATGGGACTTCACCGTCCAAGCGTTCGTCGGCGACACCGCCGACCAGGGCGCACAAGTCGCGCTCGATGCGTTCATCGCCCCGAGCGGCGCCCAATCCGTCAAGCGCGCGCTCGAGGTGCCCGACGGCGGCTCGCCGAGAACCTATCTCGGCGGCATCGCCGGCGACGTGTCCGCGCTCACCTGTAGCGGCTACCGCATCTATACGCGTCCAGGCAGCCCGTCGGTTCTCGGCGCCGAATGGACTGTCCGAGTTTTGGCGGCCGGCAACTAACGAGGAGGAACGATGGCAACACTGACAACCCAGCCGATCACCAGGGCTGGAACCCTGATTACGCCGGTCGCCGCGGCTGGTGGTGGTGACGCGATGGCGGTCGGATCCGGAATGTTCCTCGAGGTTGTGAACGGTGGCGGCTCCTCCATCACCGTCACGCTCGCAGTACCGGCCGCCCGTACCTACGAACCGAACGTGGCGATCACGTCACCAGTGATCACCGTCGTGAACGCGACGACCAGGTGGATCGGTCCGGTCGACGCGGCCACGTTCGCCGACCCGGTCACCGGCCTCTGCACCATCACATATTCGGGCGTTACGACCGTAACGGTCGCCGCAGTCCAGCTCACCCAGCCCTAGGAGACACCAATGCCTAAGTACGTCATCGCGTCCCAGGAGGGCGCACAGCGGTATGGAGCCGAGATCGGCGACACGGTCGAACTGAAACTCGAGAAGGAAGAAGAGCTCGCCGTCACCGCCGCCGGCTGGATCGAGCACGACAAAAAGAAGGAGGCGAACAAGTAGATGGCGATCGGAACACTCACCAACGCACAAGTCATCATCAACGGAGTCGACCTGTCCGACCACTGCTCATCCGTGAGCCTGACGGACAGCAGGGCGAACGTCGACATCACCGCGATGGGTGCACTGAACATCGCGTATGCGAAAGGGTTGGGCGACGCGACCGCGACGTTCGACTTCTTCCAGGACTTCGCCGCGGCGAAAGTCCACGCGACGTTGCAGCCGCTCATTTCGTCGACGACGCCGTTCACCGTCGAAGTCCGGCCGGTACTCGCAGCAAGGTCGGCGACGAACCCGGCGTATCTGATGACGGCGCTCCTGTTCACCTACCCGATGCTCGACGGCAAGATCGGCGACGCGAACTCGGCGACGTACGTCTTCCAGAACGCGTCCCAGGCTGGAGTTACCTACCCGACTTCGTAAGCCGTGGCGCCGACGACTCACATCGAGATCAAAGGACAGGCCGAACTCGACCGCGCCTTTCTCCAGTTGCGCCGTCAAGTTCTCACTGAGATCAAACCACGCATCGTTGCGTTGGCTGAGTTCGTCAGGCGCGAGGCCGAGTCTCAGGCTGTTTCGGGGATCACGAACATCGGGCCGCGCTGGGAACGGATGCGGATCGGAGTCACCATCAAAGGCGCCTATGTCGCACCGAAATCGCACCGCTCGACGGGACCGCCGAGAGTGAACCTGTTCGGTGAACTGATGGATGCGATGCAGTCGGCGCTCGACGCGAAACAGGAGATCGTCGTCGCCGGAATGGAAGAGCTGGTTACCGAGTCTTCTGTCGCGTCCGGTTTCTACTAGGAAGGATCAAAGTGCCCAAGCTGATCATTGAGAAGCTGCCACCGTATGACGGCAGTTACCCCCTCGACGTCTCCGGTTTCACTGGCCGTGAACTCCACCTGATCAAGACGATCAGTGGCGTCCGTGCAGGCGAAATCCTCGACGCGCTCCAAGCCGGCGATTACGACTTGGTCGTCGCGTTCACGGTGATCGTGTTGCAACGCGCAGGCAAGACCGTCAACTCTGACGACATCCTTGATGCTGAAGTTGGTGCGATCACCGTCGAAATGGACGAAGCCGCTGAGGCTGTGGAGCGCCCCCCGACTTCACCGCCGACGAGTGGCAGCGAGAGCTCGAGCGGCGGGCCACCAAACAACAGCGATGGTTCCACAACTTCTGGGTCACCTTCGAACGGCGATGGGGGCCAGCCTCTGAGGATCCTCGGTCCTACTGGCAGCCGTTCCTCGGACATTGCGGAGTCAGACCCGGAGACGTTGGCGATTTGACGCCCTACGAACTCGATGGCTGCTGGGATTATGCGAAGGGGCGTGGCTGGATAGATGGCTAGGGCGCTCATCGTCCAGATCCTCGGTGACGCCCGCCAGTTCGGCGCCGAGCTCGACAAGGCGGCCGGGAAGACCCGCCAGATGGGGCGTGTTGCTGGTGTGGCCGGGTTGGCGATCGCCGGCGGGTTGGCGATCGGCCTCGAGAAGTCGGTGAAGGCGGCCGCGGATGCACAGGTAGAGACTGCCCGCCTCGGTGCCGCGTTCAAGACGGCCGGGTTGAACGTGGACGATTACAAGGGCGCGATCGACACGGCGGAATCGTCGAGTCGCAACCTCGGGTTCAGCAACGAGGACGTCCGCAACTCGCTCGGCAGCCTGATCGTCGCCACCCACAACGTCCACGGTGCGATGTCGGACCTGTCGACGGCTGAGGATCTGGCCCGGTTCAAGCACATGGATCTGGCTTCAGCGTCGAAGACGTTGACTATGGCGATGGCCGGGTCACAGCGCGCGACGAAGGCACTCGGTCTTTCGTTGCAGCCGGTGACGACGGCTGAGGACAAGGTGAAACTGGCGTTCAAGGACCACACGACGCAGGCGTACAACGCTGCGCTCGCGACTGCGAAGCTCACCGACAAACAGCGAACCGCCGCACAGGTGATCCAGCTTGTCCGAGACAAGATGCACGGTCAGGCGCAGGCGTTCGCGGATACGGCGCAGGGCGGGTTGGCTCAGATGCACGCCCAGCTTGGCGCGCTCGAGGAGAACCTTGGATCGGCGCTGCTACCGGTATTGACGGCCGTGTCGGCGAAGCTGGCCGCGTTCACCGGCTATCTGGCGAAGCACACAACGACCGCGAAGATCGCTGTTGCTGCGATTGCGCTTCTCGCTGGCGGCCTGCTCGCACTCTCGGTTGCGGTCAAGGCTGTAGCTGTTGCGAACTTCATCATGGACGCATCGCTCGGCCCGATCATCCTGACCGTCGGCGCTGTCGTCATCGCAATCGGCATTCTGGCCGCCGCCGCCTACGAGATCATCAAACACTGGGGAGCCATCTCATCGTTCTTCAAAGGCCTGTGGAGCGACGTCAAACAGGTCTTCGAGGCGGGCATCAACTTCGTAAAGGACCACTGGCGGGCGTTCGCTGTCGCGCTGGTCACGATCATGACTGGCGGACTCGGCGGCCTGGTCGTTCTGATCGCGACGCATTGGGGCCAGATCAAACAGGACGCCGCCGCCGCCTTCAACGCCGTCAGGAACGCGATCGGTAACGCATGGGACGGGATCACATCCCGCGTGACAGCCGGGATCGCGGCCGTCGTGAACCTCGTCAAGTCGCTTCCCGGCAAAATCGTCGCCGCGCTCGGCAACCTCTCCAGGCTGCTCTACAACGCCGGCGCCTCAATCATCCAAGGACTGCTCGACGGGCTCAAATCGAAGCTCCATGACGTCGAGAACCTGGCTGGGAGCATCGCCGGGAAGATCAAGTCGTTGAAGGGGCCCCTCGAGGTGGACCGTGTCCTATTGGTCCCGGCTGGTCAGGCGATCATTGGTGGGTTGCAGGCGGGGATGGAGAGTGCGCTACCTGGTGTCTATGGGTTGGCGGCTTCGATCGGGCCGAAGATCAGCGCAGGCGCAACAGCCGCACTACCGAGCGGCGGTGGCGCTGCTGGTGCTGGCGGGGGCGGGCACACCATCAACGTCGGACCCGTCTACGGCACCGTCGACGCAGCGTTCGCTAGGACGCTTGCTAACCAACTCGCGACGCAGTTGCGCGGCGGCCGTGTTCCGCAACTCCAGCAGGCGATCAAGGCGAACTAATGGCGTTCCTCAACGTCCTCGGCTCAAACAACCCGACGATCGAAGTGTCGTTCGACTACCAGAACGACCCGACCTCCGTCACCCAAACATGGACGGACATCACCCCCTACCTCGTCAGCTACTCGAGGCAGCCCGTCCGATCCAACGAATTCGACCAGCCGGGTCCAGCCGGCGCGACGATCATGCTCCGCAACGACGACGCCCGCTTCACACCCGACAACACAACCGGCCCCTACTTCGGCGGCCTGAAGAAATTCAGGCGTTGCCGCGTCAGGGCGCAATGGTTGGGCGTCACCTACAACCGTTACTGGGGTTACATCAACGACTGGCCGCAGAGTTGGGCGCAAGCCGGCAAAGACCAGACGGTGACGTTGCAACTCACGGACGCCTTGACGCCGATGCAGATCTACGACCTTCAGGGCCAGTCGTTCGGCGCGAAACTTTCCGGGGCTGCGATCGGTGACGTCCTCACCGCCGCCGGCTTCCCGAACGCGGGAGGTGGCGCACCCGTCCTCGACACGGGCAACAGCACGATTGTCGCGTCGGGCGTCCTCGCCACCGGTTCCTATGCAGCGCAACGGTTGAAGGACATCGCCGCGACGGAGAACGGGGTCGTCTACGCAGACGGTGCCGGGATCGTCAACTTCCACGACCGCCATCGTCGACTGACCGGCGGCTCAAGCGTGAACCCGCAAGGAACGATCGGTGACACTTTCACCGAGATCCCATATGCGGATGATCCGCAGCCGCAGTATGGGGACGTGTGGCCAATCGTGAACGTCACACCATCCGGCGGCGCGATCCAGACGGTCACGGTCCCGGCTGGGACGGCCAGCTATTTCAACACGACATTGAACTATCCGCCGTCCGGTACGTATCTGGCGACGAACGTGGCTGAGGCTTTGAGTGCTGCTCAGTATGTCGCGAACCGTTACTCGACTCCGGTCACCCGGATCCCGGATGTGACGCTGATCGGCGCCGCAAACCCGGCGTTGTGGCCGACGATCCTCGCGCTGGACACCAGCAGCAAAGTGATCTTCAAACGTCGGTTACGCGCTCCGGCCGGGACGATTGCGTTGACCGAGTTCTGTGAGGGATACGGCGACGACGTGCACGTCGGAAAGGACTGGCGCGTGCATGTGCCGTTGTCACCCGCCGATATTCAAAGCTACTGGGTGCTCGGCGACCCGGTATATGGGTTGCTCGGCCAGACGACGAAGCTGGCCTACTGATGCTCGCCTACTTCGAAAGCTATTTCGGCTCCGATGTCACACTCGCCGAACACGCAACACACAACCCCAACAGCGTCCAGGACTACACACCCCCTGCGCCGGGAGTCTCAACCGAGCGCATAACGACCGCGTATGTCTCTGGCGGCGTCTGGGTTGCACGCTGCCCGGAGGAAGGCTGCCGTGGCGTCGAGATGGTCCGGTTCAGCGACCGCGAGTTCTTCTGCTGCGAATGCCGCAACGTGAGCGTCGGCCATCACCCGATCCTTGTTGAGCTGCCCGATGAGCATGTAGCTGAGACGGTCGACCGGCTGCTCGAACTCCGGCCGGTACCGTCGTCGCGGAATTGGCGGCCACCCGAATCAGTCGACGACCTAAAAAGGGAGAACCTGATGCACGGAGTCGCGGTCTAAATGGCATGGACCACACCAGTCGACCAGGCGACCGGGTTCCTTGTCACGGCTGCCATCTACAACGCCCACATCATCGACAACCTCGCCTACCTGCACGGTGACAGTGGCGCGGCTATCGACCTGACGGCTGGCGGCCAGTTCCTGCGTCCGTCGGGGATTCAGTTGGGCAACGCGGACACCACGATCAACCGCTTGCAAGCGTCGATCGCCAGCCTGCTTGGCACATCTGTTGGTGACGGGAATATTTACATGGGGAGCGCGACAGCGAGTTTGGCGATGCCGAACACGTATACGCCTGGTGGAAGGCGGCTCGTAAACCGTGTCAACTGCACGACTACTCCGGCATCGACTTTGACCGTTGCTGCGCCCGTTGATACGCCGGCAGCGAATGTGACGGCGATGATGTTCATCATCGTCCACAACGCAACCGGTGGCGCCCTCACGATCACTTGGAACGCTGCCTATGCCGGACCCGGCACCGCCGGCCCTGGGAACGGTCTAGGAACCGTCTGGGGATTCGTCTTCAACTTCACGACGGGAAAGTGGGACATGATGACCAACGCAGCCCTGGCCGTATCCGACTAGCGGATGAACGACGTAAACCCACATCAACTCCCCGAACTGAAATGGGAGCCCACCCACAACTGTGGCACCCGTGCCGACACACCGATCCGGCTGGTTGTCGTTCACCGTTGGGGTGTCCGGTTCACCGACGAACACGCCGAAGCCCGGTCCTATCAGGGTGTGATTGACTACTTCAAACAGCCGAAGTCGCAGGTGTCCGCGCATATCGTCTATCCCGGTTCTGCGGTGCCGGGTGAGGCGACCCAGATGGTGCCGTGGCATCAGAAGGCATGGGCGGAGGCGTATTACAACCCGGACTCGGTGGAGGTCGAGTCGGCGGATGCGATCTGGTTGGGTCATGACCCGGCCGGTTTCCACCAGCTCGCCCACATGGTCGCCTACCTGTTGCACCACTATCACCTTCCCGCCCATGCGCTCACCTCGAGCGGCATCGTTCACAGCCGCGGGTTCTGCCGTCATGGCGATCTAGGGCAGCTCGGCGGTGGACACACTTCCTGTCCGACGACTGATCTGTCGCTGTGGCATGCATTCTCTGCGCTCGTCAGAAGCGAGTTCCACCGTGGGGGGTTCAGACACATGTGGGGCAAGGCTTGAGCGATGACCCTGGAGGCGGAGCGAGTCGCAGCACCGACCCAGCGAGGGGATCATCCGAAGGCACCGACGTCAGCCTCCGCGAATACCTCCACGCCGAGATCCAGGCGGTCGAACGGCGGTCGGAGGCACGGTTCGAATCGATGCAGCGCGCCGTCGACCTCGCCCTTGAGGCGACCGAGCGACGCTTCGAAGGCGTCAACGAGTTCCGGGCGACACTCTCAGACCAGGCAGCCAACTTCGTCACCCGCGATGCGATGACGGCGCTGGGCGAGAAGCTGCAAGCCTCAATCGACCGCAACGCCTCCGACTTGCGGGCGCTCTCGCAGAAGATCGATTTGCGTGAGGGCGAAGAATCCGGCGCGAGAATCACGAAGGGGACGTTGTATTCGGCGCTCATCGGGGCGACTTTGATCCTCGGAGTCATCATCGCCCTCGCCAACTATCTGACGCACCGCTAGGGAGACACATTATGAAGCTCTTCGAAGACCATGCCTTCCTCCTCTTCATCGCATTGGTCGCCGTGATCCTCAGCTACACGGTCATCACGATCGCCGGCAAACCCGTCGATGAACGCATCATCGGCATCGGATTCGTCGCCCTCATCGGTGCGTTGGCCGGTCGAGCCGACGCGAAGAAGTAGCTACGCCTCGAGAGCCGCTGTTTTCTTGCGTTTGAAGATGGCGTAGCCGTCCGCCACGGCACAGAACTCCCAGCCGGCGGCGCCGTGCTCATTGAAGTCGGCCTCGATGGAGATGCCTGCGACCTTCTTCAGGTTGCGTGCGCGGTACTCCCATCGTTGGCCTTCGTAGGCTGCGGCCTCTTTGGATGGGGCGGTGCTGGATTCTCTGAATCGCATCTCAGTCCTCCGTTCGGGGTATGGCGTCGAGGCAGCGGACCGGATAGTCTCCCCGCCGGACGTGCTGGAGAATCGGGGGATCAACCACCGCGACGTCTCGGTGCTGGCCGAGCTAGCTGACGCGCGTCTAGCGCATCAAGCTTTGCTTCGATCGCTGCGAGGCGACTCAATATCTCCGCCTGACCCTCAAGACCGTCATGCGCTGCCATTCCAATCTCTTCCAGGAGGCGCCGAGGGCCGACGTCATCGACGGGGCCGAGCTCGTCTAGCGGTGGTTGCACAGACACCAGTTCAAGACGAAGGGCTTGCGCCACCTTTGGAAGCGCGTACGTAGGCACCTCGCCGCGGTCCTTCCACCGCCGCCACGTCTTCTCACTGATCGGGATTAGGCGAGCTAGACGCTCGTTTGACAGCCCCACCGCGCGCTGCGCGGCATCGAGGCGGTCACGACCTACCGCAGTCCGGTCAGCCACCACCGGGATTCTGGACCGCAACTCGAGGTAAAGGTCGGACATGTTCCGGACATCTTGACACAGAAAGTGTCCGGGTGTAAAGTCCGGACATCTTGCCGAACGTCATCAAAGAGCTTAGGACTCTCAGCGGGAAGAGCCGTACCCGTGTCGCCGCTGATCTCGACATCAGCGAGCGGACCCTGTACCGGCTCGAGACACGGGATACGCCGCTGCCGCGACGGTGGGTGCTGGTGTTCGCCGCGTATTACGGCGTCGCGGCGGAAGACATCGAGGACGGAGTCGCGGCATGAAGAGCGCAATCATCGCGGCGATCGTCGCCGCCCTCGTCTCATCCGGCGGCACCTACGCCGCAGTCCAGGTCAACGGCCACTCAATCCGGCCGCACAGCATCCCACTCAACCGGCTCGCCGGCTCGCTGCTTACGCGAGCGTCGACCGGTTACGTCGACATTCCCGCCGGACAGGCAGGCGCCGCAACAGCGACATGCCCGTCCGGGTCGCAGGCGTTCGCCGGCGGGTTCCGCATCAACCCCGGCGTGAACTACACAGGGCAGCTTGTGCCGCTCGCGTCGTGGCCGACGCTGAACGAGACCGGCTGGACGTTCAGCCTCTGGAACCGGTCTAACTCGCTGGCGCGGATACAGACGTATGCGACGTGCGAAGTCGTGACGGGTCCGCTAACGGCAGGGCTCAGGTGAGTCTGGTGGGCTCGCCGTCCTCAATCCCGCGCAAATCCATGACGAAGCCGCAGAGACCCCCTGCGTGGGGCGGGGACGGCGAGCCGACCAGATCGATGTCGTCGGAGTTGGCTGCGGCATTCATGAAGGCCTACATCGCGTGGGCGAAAAGGTACGCATGACTCCTGAACAGGACGCAGCACTCCGCAAACCATTCGATAGCGAGCAGATTGGCAAGCTTCCGAAACCGACGAAGCGCGACAATCCGCGTGGTAAGTGCTCTGAATGCGGCGGATATCACGGACTGCCGGCCGTCCACCTCGACTACGTCGGACACGCCGCCATCACAGATCGCCTTCGACAGGTCGACCGTGAATGGACATGGAAGCCGCTAGCCGTCGACGAGCGCGGACTGCCGCTGCTCGACGCGAAGGGCGGACTCTGGATCGAGCTGACGATCGGCGAGGTTACCCGGCCCGGTTATGGCGACGAGACGAACGGCAAAGGCACGAAAGAGATCATCGGCGACGCGCTCCGGAACGCTGCGATGCGCTTTGGTGTTGGTCTCGATCTCTGGTCGAAGGAAGATCTTTCGGCGTCGTCTAATGGACACGTTTCGGCGGGGGAACCACAGGCGGACCCGTCCGTCTCGGAAGCGCCTAACGCGCGGCCGTCCCCCGCTGAATCATCCCAGAAGACAGAGCTACCTGGCGCCACCTTCGAGGAGATGTTTGAGCCTGTCCAGAAGGACGAGCCTGTGTCCGCAAGTGCAGCCCAAAAGAAGAAGCTTGACGTCGTCGTCTCAAAGCTGCGTGCCGCTGACCGCCTCCACACGGAACACCTCTACCTGGCTGTGGCTCGGATGCGCGACACCGACCCAGACCTGTGGATCGAGGGCGCGAAGAACACGGCCGATGACGGCGAGCTCCATTGGGGTCCGCTCCGCGACAGTCTCAGCAAGGGCGAAGCCTCTTCGCTGATCGATCGGCTGACGAAGCTCGAGGCCGCGTGAACGTCTCCTGGTTCCTCATCGGCCTCACCTTGGGCGTCACCGCCGGCCTCCTCTACGGGTGGCTGATCATGCGCCGCCTCGAACGGCACGTCGCCAGCCTCGACTTCACTAGGCCGGCTGCTCGGCGTGCGCTTCGTGATGCGAGGCGGCCGTGGTGAGCGCCAAGGTTGAAGTGCGGATCACGGACGTGCCTGCATTCCGTGAGTTCGTCGAGCGCGTCCAGAACTTCATTCAGGAGTACGCCTGGCACACCCGTGACTGTGCCGCAATCGACGCGGACGGTGAGTGGCATTTGGCTACGAGTCCGCCGTGCACTTGCGGTTACGACGAAGCCCTCGCTGCCCTCGTACCACCGGAGCCGACATGAGCGCCTCCGTCCTCATCGGATTGGCCCTCTGGCTGCTCGGTGCCGGGTTGTGGTTGCACGATTGGCGGCTGATCCTGGCTGGGGCTGTGACGGCTGTGGTGTGGCCGTTGATCGCCCCGGACGTTTCGCACGAACGCGAGCTCGATGAGCTTTGGAACGAAGACGACCTTTCGGACAGTTGCTGATGCAGACGCTCGGAGTCGTTCGTTCGTGTCCAGCCTGCGGTGAAGCGATGACCTTCGAGAGCGATGGCAACGTCTCGGACGGCATCGAATGGGGCGAAGCACGGTGTCCGAACGGGCACATCATGCCGACTGGACGCAGAGTCGAGGATGCGCAAGCTACTGGAGCGGCGGAGTAATCCGGTGGCTCTCCGGCGTCCACCAGAGGCACGCTTCTTGAACTTCGTCATCGTCGACGATGGGAACAATGGCTGTTGGCCGTGGGGCGGTTCAATTGACCGACGTGGCTATGGAGCCTTTTGTCCGGGCGGACGCCAGACAATCTGCAAGGCGCATCGCTGGTCATACGAACATTTCGTGGGTCCGATTCCACATGGCCTGCAACTAGACCACCTGTGCCGTCGGCGGGATTGCGTCAATCCGGTTCATCTTGAGCCAGTAACCCAGGCTGAGAACATTCGCCGTGGCGCATCGGCTAGAGGGCGAGCGCTCGCGTGCAAGCAAGGTCACGAATTTACTCCTGAGAACACGTACATGTGCGGCGACAAACGTCACTGCCGCGCCTGTCATCGCCGCCGGCAAAGTGAGTGGAAGCGTCGGCGCCAAGTCCTGTCCCCGTCGGGGAGCGCGGAGTAATCAAGTGGCTGGCAATGCTCTCCGTCATCGGTCTGCTCCACACACAACACCACAGGCACCGCTGGCACGCGCCGGCCTGGTGGCTCCCCCAGGCGATGTGCATTCACCAGCACGAAGGCGCGATGAACGACAACACGGGAAATGGGTACTTCGGCGGCTGGCAATTCATGGTCTCGACTTGGCGGCGTGCCGGGGGACACTGGTACGTCGCCTTCAACCATCCTGGCAACCCGCGCTATCCGTTCACGGCGTCTCCGCATGAGCAGCTTTACCGCACTTGGCGGATCTACCGTCAGGACGGCAACAGCTTTCGCGAGTGGGGGACCGCTGGTGTCTGCGGGCTTCGCTGAGCGCTGTTGTGAATATTGCGGCGAGCGACTTGTCCGCCATCCCAAGCACAGCGATGCACAATGGAAGCGGAAGCGATTTTGTGAGCGCCAGTGTGCGGGGGCGGCATCACGACTACCACCACGTCCTTGCTCCTGCGGTTGCGGTGAAGGAACTCGTCCTGGACGCAAATACGTCAAGGGACACAGGCCACTCGTTCCCACTACTCAGGGATACGGCCGCGTTTGGGTTGGCCGCGATCATCCCTTAGCTGCAAGCGACGGAAACGCGCTCGCTCATCGGTTAGTCCTCTTCAACGCTGGAATCAGTATCCCGCCCGGCTATCAGGTTCACCACAAGAACGGCGACAAGCTTGATAACCGGCTCGAGAACCTCGAGGTGCTGTCGGCTGCTGAACACACGTGCCTTCATCACGCGAAGAAGAAGGCCGCGTGACCGATCACAAGTCAGGGTGGCTCGGCAAACCAATGGCCGAACTCCGCGCCGAAGCAGAAGCCGACCGCGACGCACAACCCGTCGTCGAATCCTGCCTCTTCTGCCGCTGGACGTACACAGGACCGGCCGGGGTCGGCCGTGAACGCGCCCGCCGCCACCGGGAAACCAGGCATCCGGAGGCGACCGTCAGGCGAGTCCGGCGCCGCCGTGGTGGTTGGCGGAAAAAGTCGGACATGACCGTGTCGGAGGCTGCCCAGGCTTCACTTGATGCGGCTGAGGCGAACCGGGCTCGGGCGGAACGTGAAGAAGCTGAGCGGTTGGCGACGATTCTGCGTGGCCGGCTGCGCCGTGGTGAAGAAGTCGCATGAGCGCGCTCGCCAGCGTAGGCTGCGACCCCCTGCGTGATATTCGCCACCGCGAGGCTCGAGCCGCGCGGGATCTGGCCGATTGGCTCGCGTGGCTCGAGCTGGGCAACTACGCGTCCCGCACACTCGAAGCATACGAGGCCTATGCGGCTGCCATCTTGCGGGCTTTCCCGCGGCATGAGTTCACCGACTTCACCGACGGTGATCTCGCGCATGTGTTGAAGACGTACCCGGTCGGGTCACGGCATATCGTCAAGGCTGCCTGGAATAACTGGTTCCGGTGGGGCTACAAGACACGCCGCATCCCCGGGAACCCTGTGGATCTTTTGCCGGCGTTCCAGTATCGGCCGAAGCGGGACTACGACGTGTTCACGAAGGCTGAGACGGACGCCCTGTGTGCCCTCCAGTCGCCGCACGGCGAGCTGATGACGTTGATGTTGTGGGCTGGGCTCCGACGGTCTGAGGCGATGCTGTTGACCGCACGGAGACTGGATCTGGTGCGGCGTCAGGTGATCGTGATCGAGGGCGCGAAAGGCAGGAAGGAACGCCGCGTCCCGATGGTCGACAGGCTGGCTACCGCCTGCGCCGACCTCATCACACTCGAAGGACTCAACCCCTCGGATTACGTGTGGCCGAAACAGCCAGGCGGACGGTCAGTCGTCACCCACGACACGCCCATAAGCAACACGACGTTCGAGCGGTGGTGGACGAAACAGATCGGCGCGTCGGGTGTCCGGTATCGGAATCCGCACATGGGCCGCCACTCGTTCGTCACGGCAATGCGCGGCTACGGCGTCGACCTCGAGGACTTGAAGGTGATGCTCGGCCACGAATCGATCGCCACTACCAGCGACACATACAGCCATCCCAACATGGATCAGCTCGGAGAGCGCGTTCTAAGGCTGGTCGGGGGTGCCGCATGAGACTTCTAATCGGGATTGGCCTCACAGTGCTTGCATGTTTTGCGGCACTCGGAACCTGGGGCCGCACCTGGCAGATCGTCGGCGTAGTCGCGCTCGGCGCAGCCTGCGTCATCGCTGACCTGAAGGCTGACCGTGGATCCTGATTCACATCCGAATATGGATGAGCTCGGCGACCGGGTACTTAGCCTCGTCGGAGACGCGGCGTGAACTGGCATACGCGTGAAGACGGCCGCCGGTTCCGGAACATTCCGCTCAATCTCGCGGAGCGTCGGGAGCTCATGGACCGGCCGCTCACCCGTGCTATCCACAAGGAACTCTGTCGGTTGGAGGACGAGTTCGAGATCCTCTGGCGCGAGGGAGTCATTTTTGAGGACGGCCTTCCTCGCTGCGCTGAGGCAACCTAGAGCATGTTCCTCCAGCCGCAAAATCCCCACTCTCACACTTGCAGCCATGCGGCTCACAGCCCCGTTTGGGAACTAAAGGCGTCAAGTCCCCAGAAGTCAGATCAGGCAACGCTTGTGCGTGCTGTCACCTGGGTTTTGGAGGATTAGTTGTACGTCTATTTCCTCAAGCAAGGACGAAACGGCCCGATCAAAATGGGTGTCGCCGGCTCGCCACAGGACAGGCTAGCCAACCTCCAGGTTGGCAATCCGAACGAGCTGCATCTCATCGGTCAACGGTCTGTCGTGGGTGGCTATCGCGAAGCACGCGAGCTCGAGGAGTCGCTGCATGAGCGGTTCTCTCTCTATCGGATCCGTGGCGAGTGGTTCTGGCCAACGCCGGATCTGCTGAGGACGCTCACTGAGCTTTCGGATCCACCACGCGAGTTCATCGAGCCTGATCCGCCCACACCCGAATTGACCGATGACGAGCGCTGGGATGAGTTGGCGAAGCGCGTACTGAGCAAAGTCGAGGAGGTGCCGTGAGTTCTTTCACGCCTGGATCTGATCGTGACTCTGATGCTGCCGCTTCAACTAGCGCCGCGAAGCCGTGCGGGACGTGCGCTCGCTGCGGCGGCACGCTCTACGAGTACCTGACCCACTTCTGCACTACGTCGTTCCGGTTCAGCAATCCGGGCGGCTTCCGGCTGACGCCGTGGGGCACCTGGGAATGGAGGCCATGGTGAGCGCCGAACATCCTGCCGCGAAGGTCGGCCACATTCGGCGCTGGAACGTCTTGCGGAGTCGCCTCAGGCATCAGGGCGTATGGCTGTTCCTACTGAGGAGATGGCGCTTCCGTGGCCGCTGACCGCCCCGAGCATCCTGCCGCGCAGACGTACTATTCGATGTTCGGGGCCAGTTCTCCCCAAGGGAAATGGGATCGCGCGGCTGGCCCCGATTCACTTGCCGAGGCGATGGAGTGGTGGGCCGACCGCCAAGACGAGGCCGCCATCGAGACGTGGCAGGCATCACGTCTGGAAAGCGAGGTCGAACACGATGCCGTCTGATCGCTCTGCCGCTTCGATTGATCCGAAGCCTGGGTTCGCGGTCTGCCGGTCGTGCGACCCGCCGCGTTACGTCCCGTCCGGCGAAGTGCTGGCGCACTTGACCGAGCACCACCTGTCGGTCCGCGAGATCGACTACGCGGAGTTGAGCGATGCCGAGTAACGATCAGCCTGCCGCAAGGCGCTACCCGTTCGGCCGCTTTCGGACGTTGCTCCTTCTGCGCCTGCTCGGTCAGTACGCCGACGCGCTCGGGGAGCAGGGAAAGATCGAGGCCGAGAACGCCACGCTCGACCTGATGGACAGCGTGGCCGGATGGTGCCACCCGAGCAGGAGGCTCGCATGAAGTCTGCCGCTGAGACGCAGCGCTGGGAGATCGTCACCTACGCCATCGACGAGAAGGCGACGGACGGCGAGTGGGTCAAGTTCCTGCCGGTAGCCGAGGGCTACGCGAACGGCGTGGTCGAGGAGTTGCG